ACAGAATTTTTAAAGAAAGTAGTAGTAAAAAAATGCATTATAATTTAGTTAGAAATGTAGCACTGTTGTCATTTGTTTCATTTTTTATTAAAACACTTGTTACTGGAGTGCAGTACCAAGATTGTGCTTTGATTGCGATTATTTGTTCATTGATTGCATATTTAGAACATGCATCGGAGAGCAGTAAACTAAAGCAATTAAAAAATGATTATGAAAAAATTCAACATTCTATAGAACTAAATAAAAAGGAAATAGAAGAACTTCGTTCACACGTTTCTACAATCAAACTAGGATCACAAGTACGATCTGTTGCAACTAAATTTTAATTTATGTCAGATGATATTGATAAAATGATAGAACAGTATAAAGACGTTACTTCTTTGCAGAAGTACGCTAATGCTCAGTATAAAACTATTTTATCTTTAACTAGAAAAATTAAACTTCTTGAACAAGAAAATATCGAGTTGAAGGATCTTTTAGAAAAGGCAACTCCAGTCTTAGAAGAAGATAAAAAAAATTTTCTTATTTATCAAGACAATGGGGAAAGTGATGAAGAAATTATTTCTAGAGTTCAATTAGCTCGTTTAAAAGAAATATCATTAGATAGAGAACTAACATTGGAAGAAACAAAGAGAGTTGAAATTTTTAATAAAATTTTAGCTTCCAAAAATAATTCAAAGTCAAATAGCGAAAAGACTCAAAAAATGAATAACGAAGATCTTCTTAAAATGTTAGAAAATGAATCAATCCAGTAAACAAAAAATAAATAAAAGGGATGCAATCGCTGAACTTTGGAGCAGGGGCGAACTTTCATGGAAATGTCACGCTGTTCAAAAGGAAATGCGCGATGTGTTCTACGATGCACCAGATAATTCAACTCTTGTTTGGTTGCTTGCTCGTCAGTCTGGAAAATCTTATCTATTAGCAATAATCGCACTAGAACAGTGTCGAAAAAAACCAAATTCAATCGTAAAGTTACTAACAGATACTAAGTTACATGCTGAAAGTATCTTTGAACCAATTTTTAAAGAATTATTAGAAGATTGTCCCGATCATCTAAAACCTGTTTATAACAGTCAAAAATTTACATATACATTTTCAAATGACAGTCAAATCCAATTAGCTGGCAGTGATAACAAGCACTACGAGCGTTTAAGGGGTCAAAAATCAGATCTTGTGTTAGTTGATGAAGCTGGATTTTGTGATAACTTAAAACACATTGTTATGTCTATTTTATTACCAACGCTAACACACACAGGTGGTAAAATTATATTAGCTTCAACCCCTCCTACTGACTCAGATCATGACTTTTATAGTTTTATTGAAAACGCTGAATTAAATAGCACTTTAACAAAAAAGACAATTTACGATAATCCTCTTTTAAAAGGAAATCAAGTAGATAGAATTATTAAAGAAATGGGTGGATTAAACTCTCCACAGTTTCGTAGAGAGTATTTATGTGAACTAATTAGAGAAGAAGAGAATGTAATCTTTCCAGAATTTACAGCTGAATTGGAAAATGAAATTGTAAAAGAATGGAATAAACCACCATTTTACGATTGTTATGTTTCAATGGATTTGGGATACAAAGATTTAACTGCTTTATTATTTGCTTATTATGATTTTAAAGCAGATAAAGTTATTATTGAAGATGAAATTATTTTAACAGGTAAAGAATTACAATTACCCGATTTAACTGAAAAAATAGCAAAAAAAGAAAAAGATCTTTGGTATAATCATTTAACAAACGAAGTAAAAAAACCTTATAATAGAGTAAGTGATATAAATTACATAGTTACGCAAGAAATATCTAGGATTTCTAATGGTGAAATTTATTTTAGTCCTGCTAAAAAAGACGACAAAGATTCAGCAATTAATAATGTTAGAGTTATGTTAGCAACAAAAAAGATTATAATTAACCCAAAATGTAAAACATTGATAAGACATATTAGAAATTGTAAATGGAAAAAAACAGAATCAAAGACATCATTTGCTCGTTCTCCCGATAACGGACATTATGATGCAGTAGATGCTTTAATTTATTTAATAAGATCAATATCTTACACAAAAAATCCATATCCAATTCATTATAATATGGATTTAAAAGACATGCACATTGTTAATCCTAAGAACTTCTATGGTCAAACTTCGTTGGATAATTATAAAACAATCTTTAATATTAGGAAAAAATAACAACTATTATAGAAACTTATGGATACACCAAACACTACAATAGACAAAAAACAGAGTGATAATGTATATTTTGCACAAAAACCAGCTGAAGATTGTGCTGGAATACTCCTCGCAAAAGGAGATAGCTTTTTTAATTTATTAAGAGCTAATGCTTATTTAGAAAAAATGTCAAGAATGTGGAGAGCTTATCACGGAGCATATTCCAATGATTTAGGATATGGACATCGCGTTGAATTTTCTGGTGAACAAGGTGAATTGGTTCAACTTCCTGTAAATCATTTTAGAAACATTGCTTCTCACATGTATACGATGATTACTGCTAATCGTCCAATTATGGAAGCTAGAGCAGTCAATACCGACTACAAATCATTAGCACAGACATATGTAGCAAATGGTATTCTAGATTACTACATGAAAGAAAAACATCTAGAAGACTGTATTAAAAAAGCAGCTGAAATGGCTATTGTTCTTGGGTCTGGATTTGTTAAACTAGAATGGAATGCAACTGCTGGTGAAGCATATGACGTTGATCCAGAAACGGGTGAATTTACTTATGAAGGTGAATTAGAATTCACTAATCTTTCTCCTTTTGACGTTGTTGTTGATGGTACAAAAGAAACGTGGAATAATGAATGGATTTTAACTCGTTCTTTTCAAAACAGATACAATTTAATGGCAAAATACCCCGAATTAGCTGATAAACTTAAGGGAGTTAAGCCAAAAAACCAAAGCGCCGTGTATCGATTGGCAGTCTTTAGTAATGACGATACTGACGATATCCCTGTTTTTGAATTTTTTCATAAAAGAACCGAAGCTATGCCTGAAGGTCGGTATATGCTTTTTGTTGATTCTGATATTGTTTTATTAGACACAAAAATGCCATATCGAGTATTACCTGTTTTTAGAATTGTTCCTTCCGAAATTTTAGGAACCCCATATGGTTATACTCCTATGTATGATATTTTTCCAATTCAAGAAGGGATTAATTCATTATATAGCACTATAATGACAAATCAAAACGCATTCGGCGTTCAAAATTTATATGTACCAAGAGGTGCTGATATTGCGGTTAATACATTAGATGGTGCAATGAATATTATTGAGGGTAACGCTAAACCTGAACCTCTTCAATTAACACAAACTCCACCAGAAGTGTTTAATTTTTTAAATATGTTAATTCAATCTGCAGAAACCATCTCTGGTGTAAATAGTGTTACAAGGGGGAATCCCGAAGCATCCCTTAAATCGGGAACAGCTTTGGCATTGGTACAATCAATGTCATTGCAATATATTTCAGGATTGCAGCAAAGTTATGTCAAATTAATTGAGGATGTTGGAACTGCTATAATTCAAATGTTAAAAGATTTTGCAGTCACCCCAAAAGTAGTTGCTCTTGTTGGTAAAAATAATCGTCCTTTGTTAAAAGAGTTTACTGGAGAAACAATATCATCAATTAATCGAGTTGTTGTTGATGTTGGCAATCCATTATCAAGAACTATTGCTGGTAGAGTTCAGATGGCAGAACAAATGCTTCAAATGAATCTGGTAAAAACACCAGAACAATATTTTCAAGTTATAAATACTGGAAAAATTGAAACAATGTTTGAAGGTGAGATGAACGAACTATTATTAGTTAAGTCTGAAAATGAACAAATGTTGGAAGGGAAATCCGTCATTGTTTCACCCTTAGATAAACATAGATTACATATTAATGAACATAAGGCAGTTTTATCTGACCCAGATCTAAGAAGAGACCCCGAATTAGTACGATCTGTTTTAGAACATATCCAAGATCATTTAGATTCGTTAAGAAACACAGATCCCGCCTTATTACAATTGATTGGGGAGCAACCACTTCCTCCGGCTGGATTAGAACAAGGACCATTCCCTGGTCAGCAAATGCCCCCAGCCAATCAAGCTGCCCAATCTCCAATGGATCAATTATTTGCAACCCAAGGAGGTAATGTATCTCCGAATGAAACTGTTAAAGCAACAACAGGAGAAGTCATACAATTACCTGGGATGCCTTCTCCTCCACCTCCTTTTGAAAATTTACCTGTGGCTCCACAACAAATGTTACCGAGTTAATTTGAGAGGATAATATGTCTATACGGCAACCATCTAAATTAGATGCATCTCAAGTGTTACAACATGCTTTTGATGATGAGAGTCGTACTTTGCGTGTTAACACAGAAGCAACCGTTGTCGCTGGATCTCTTGAAGTTGCAGTTGATCATCAAACTGATTCTGTTAAAATTGGAAACGGTATTAGATTTGCCGATGTAGCAGTTGATAATTCGTTAAAAGTTAGTAATGGAATTGTTAAAGAAGCATTTGATTATTTTACAGGAGTTCATACCAGTACAACATCTACATATACTTATAAATTAGGTGGTTCTGGTGGTCAAATAGTTGCAGTTGTTACAGTAACATATTCTGATGGAACAAAAAGAGAAATAACTAGTTTATCGGTTACTTAATATGTTATTATTACAATATGATCCATCTACAACCGAATTAATTTTTAGAGAACAACCATTACCTCCTGTTACAGCTAATTTTTCTGAGTTAGATTTAACAACTAATGTTAGATTGAATGTTGGAACTGTTACAGTCAATGAATATATTAATATGAATGAAACTGGATCAGTTGAAATTGGTTCTGGTAGTATTGTGGAGGTATTATAATGAGTCAAATTATTTTACAAAAAACAACTTCTCCAGAAACACCATTAACTAATAAAGTTACAATATACGCTAAACCTGATGGACTTGTTTATTCAAAAAATGATTTAGGACAAGAAACATTATTATCTAATAGTGAAGTTGTTTTATTAGATCATATAAATGGAGTAAATCCACATCCTCAGTATCTATTAAAAAGTAATTCTAGAAAAATAGAATATATAACAATAACACCAGTTGAATTAGCAAATAAAAAAATTGTTCTTGACAAAACACCAATTAATCCCCAATTTGTTCAAGTTGACATCAAAGAGGGTGGTGGTCCTCTCTTTTTTGGTACGGATTTTATTGTTGAAGGCAACGAACTCAAATGGGATGGTTTTGAGTTTGATTTTGTTGTTGGAATTGACGATAAAATTCGTATTGTCTACGATCACACTTAATTAACAAATAACTTATCCTTTGATAGTTTCTATTGGTTTCTATCAAGGGATTTGTGCGCTCAAAAACTCATAAAGGAGAAAAAAATGAGTATACAAGTCAAAAAGAAGTTTATTAAGTCCCAGGTTATTGATGGGACCAAAGTTCTCTTCTTAAACGAAGATGCATTTAAAGCATCTAAAGCCGATGGTTCACAAGTTTCACTTTTTAAAGTAAGTTCTTCTGATGAATTTAGACTTCTTCAGATGCCGAAAGTATCTTCTGATCCAATGGTGGAAGATGATTTAGCACGTAAAAAATACGTTGATAAATCTGCGATGGACGCAGAATCTAACGCAAATGTTTACACAGACGGAGAAATCACTTCACTACAAGGCGACATGCAAGCAGCTGATGCTGCTTTGCAAGCTTCTATCTCTGCAGAAAAAACTCGTGCTGAAGGTGAAGAATCTAGAATTGAAGGTAAAGTTGATGCTGAAATTGCTGCTCGAATTGCAGCAATCGCAGCTGAAGCAGCTGCACGCGCAGCTGCAGACACTGCTCTTGCAGCCGATCTTGATGCCGAAGAATTAGCACGCCAAGCTGGTGATACTGCACTCCAAACTGCACTTGATTCGGAACAAAGTGCACGCGAACAAGCAGATGCTGAATTAGCTGCAGATATTGTTGCAGAAGAAACTGCACGTATTGCAGGAGACACAGCACTTCAATCTGCTATTAATGTTGAAAAGGGACG